CTGGAGGGATTTCTCCCCGATGAGGCGGAACGACCCGCCAGGATTTTTGGGGCCTGCAAAATGAACCCCGAAAGTATTTATCACAAAAGTTTTGAGAGTTTGGGTCGCGCTAATTGGATTACCGACTCGGACCAGGGCGCCGTTACTTTATTGTTGGCCGTTGCTCGACTTATTGACCAAGCGGCGGGTGCCGATGAACCTAATCTTGTGGGTATAGCGTCACTTGTAACTAAACATTTGGCGCTAATGGACGCACTAAAATTAACTCCTAAGTCGAGGGAGTCCTCGACTATGCAAGTAACCGACGAGGTGGACCATGCCGAGCAACTCCAACAAGATTATTTACGGGTCACAAACCCCGCGCCTCGAAAGCAAACCGCTAAAAGGGCGAACCCTCGGCCCGCTAGTGGGGGACCTGGCTCAAAGTCTCGGGACCCCGTTAATGCCCTGGCAACAGTACGTTCTCAACCAAGGACTACAACTAAACGCACAAAATAGATTTACCCGCACTACCGCGGGGGTACTCGTTGCGAGACAGTCGGGAAAAACACACTTAATGCGGTTACGTATTTTGGCGGGCCTAGTCATTTTTGGTGAGGCACAGATTTACGGAATCGCACAAAACCGCCGCCTAAGTTTGGACACACTCAACAAAACCCTCGAGTTAGCGGAGTCCGCTCCTTGGATTAGCCGACGTATTAAACGCGTAGTCCGTACTAACGGAAACGAGGCCATAGAGATTTATTGTCACCATTTCCCTAAGTATTGCCCTGGTCAATGTCAACGAGTCCGCAAGTACGGTATCCTGGCGGCCACTACCGACGGCGCTCGAGGTGCTAGCGCTAACTTGTTGTATGTCGATGAACTCCGCGAAATTGGGCAAGATGTTTGGGCAGCCGCGGGACCTATCACTCGCGCTAAGGGAGGCGAGGGTCATGGTGCCCAAACTTGGATAACATCCAACGCAGGAACCGCCGAAAGTGTTGTCCTCAACGAGCTACGCGCCAGGGCGCTACGGGGTGACAGTCCCCGCCTAGGTTGGTGGGAGTGGTCCGCTAAACAAGATTGTAAAATTGACGACATAGACGCAATTAGGGCGGCGAACCCTGGCCTCGGTTACACCGTCCAACTCGATAGCCTCATGGACTCAGTCACTCGAGATAACCCCGACAATGTGCGGACGGAGTTATTATGTCAATGGATTAGCAATTTCGATAACCCATTCTCGTTAGATACTTACGATTTAGGGCGCCGCGATAACCTTGTTATGGACCCTAAACTCCCAACATACATGGGCCTCGACTTGGACTTTAACCGCCAAAATGCTTACCTAGTGAGTGCTCAAATAACCGACGATGGCGTTAACGTATTTGCCCATAGTTGGCAGCGGGACGAGCCAATTAGTGAGACAGTCCTAGCCTCCGAGATAGCCGTTATCGCCCGCCAATTTAACACCAAACAAATTGCCTACGACCCTCGAGCTGCCGAGCATGTAGCGGGACACTTACGCCGTACAGGGTTACGCGTCGAGGCGACCGCATGGGGCGGTAGTTTATTCCCGACATTATGCGACTACACCGCTAACGCCATTAACCAGGCGCGAGGTAGTCACCCTGGCCAACCTGACGTACGCTCACAACTTGCCCTATGTTCTCGGCGCCCTGCCTCCGATGGGGGGTGGCGTATTGCCCGCAAGGGCGCGGGCAGTATTCCCGCCGCTGTAGCATTTGTGTTAGCAGTTGGTCACACTCAAATACCCAAGGTTAGTGTTACCTCTATGGTAGGTTAGCCTCATGATTGAGCCAGGTACATACAACAAGTTTGTAATCTATGCAGGCGCCAATTGGGATAAGACACTCCAAGTAACCATTGACGGTACGCCCGTCAATTGGACGGGATATTCGGCCCGTATGCAGGTTAAACAATACGAAAGTAGCGCCGCCGTACTCACATTAACAAGCGGGTCAGGTATTACATTGGGTGGGTCCGCGGGCACAATTGCCCTATCTATGACGGCCGCACAAACAAACATTCTGCCAGGTCGCTACATGTTCGACCTCGAACTAACCGTTGGTACTAACGTTACGCGTATTTTGCAGGGCAAACTTACAGTAGATGGGCAGGTTACAACATGAGTACGGTCATAACAATTGTTGAGGACAATACCTCTATCACTTTGTCTAGTACGGGTCCGCAAGGTGCACAGGGCGCCGATAGTACGGTACCTGGTCCGACAGGTCCCCGCGGGTTATCGGGAATAACTACGGCAGCTACTGCCCCGAGTGATACGTCCGTTGTGTGGTTAGATACATCGGCGGCGGCAGGTATTCCAAACATCGACGGGGGTACCGCATGAGTCAACTAAAAGTATGGGACGGCACCGCTTGGGTCGCGGCCGTAGTTGGCCCGCAAGGCTCAACAGGTGCTACGGGCTCAACAGGTGCTACGGGTGCCACAGGCTCAACGGGCCCCTCGGGTATTGTGAGTGTTGTATCGGGTGAAATTACTAATAGTGGAACCTCAACAGCAGCTAATCTAGGACTCGATACGTCGGGCGTAACGGCAGGAACTTACGGCAGTACCACAACGGTACCTAACGTAACGGTAGACTCAAAAGGTCGAATAACGGCCGCAAGTAGTGTAACTATCAACATTGACGGAGGAACAGCGTAATGGCGCGTATTAGTAGTATCCAATTACGGCGAGATACCGCGGCCAATTGGACGACCGCAAACTCGGTACTCAATGCGGGCGAGGCGGGGTTTGAGTCCGATACGGGCAAACTTAAAGTTGGTGACGGCTCTACGGCCTGGTCAAGTTTGGGTTATGTTGCCGACGTATCCTCACCCATTACTACTTGGGCGGCCTCTACGGCCTACGAACGCGGCGACCTAGTGGCATACAACGGTATTGCTTACCGCCGTATAGCTAATGGTACAAGTGCCTCGACGTTTGATAGTACTATGTGGAACCAGGTAACCCCGACAATTGCAAAAGCAGTAAACTCGGATTATCAACCGAGTACGGGCCTAGACATTATGCCAAGATTTTTTGCGTCAGGCTCAAGAGCATTTACTAATGGCACACTTTACCTAACTACTTTTACACCTACGAGCGATACCGTCGTATCCAACATTATTACTTTTTGTACGACCGCGGGAACGGATACAGGCGGAACAACTACCCGCCGTATGGGACTTTTCACAGTTGACCGCACCAATACTCAAGTTACATTAGTTGCGCGTACAAACGCCGACGCTACTTTATGGACTACAACGGGTAGTTTCCAAAGAGCATTGAGCACTACGGGTGGTTATCCGTCAAGCTACACATTACTTGGCGGCGTAACTTATGCGGTAGGTTGTCTTGCATACAATACAGGCGGCGTATTTGGCGCACCAACATTAACGGGTAACGTCGGTTTGACTACCGCAATTAACCAATTGTCCCCATTTATTGCGGCTACTTTTGGTGTTGCAACAGATTTACCAACGACCGCAACAACCGTATCAACTACCCCCGCCAATAGCATTTTTGCAAGGCTCACATAGTTGTAACAACTCGCCACAACAAGTAACAAAAATAGACACCTAACATAACGGGCGTACCCTTATGGTGTGGGTATTTTTACAGCAAACCGCATACGGGAAAACGCACCCGCGACCGTAGTGGCAAACGTTACGCCCTACACCCCCGCCAACTTTTACGCCCTCGGTGTGCCCGTAGATACCACCAATTTTACTTACGTCACCAAAATGCAAGCCCTCACAATTCCCGCACTAGCTCGAGCGCACAACATTATTGCCGCAACAATTGGGTCACTACCTTTGCAAGAACATGACGACCAGGACCGCGAAATAAACAAACCGCGCATACTCGTTACTCAACCTGACCCCGCAATTACTCGCGCTAACACTATCGCCTCGTTAGTATCTGACCTTATTTTCTATGGCGCCGCATACGCAATAATTATGGAAACGGACGCCCTAGGGTACCCCGTACATTTCCGCCGTATCGACCCGCTACGCATAACATTTAACACCAACGAACTCGGTACCCTTGTTGTGTCCTACAACATGGATAGCGTTACCCTACCTAACCAAGGCGTTAACTCCCTTATTGTATTTAACTCCATGGACGCCGAGGGCGTACTTACTCGAGGCGGCCGCACAATTAAAACGGCCATCGAACTCGAGGCCGCTAGTTTCCGCATGGCCCAAGAACCCGTACCAACAATGATTTTAACCAACGACGGTTACAACCTTGACGCCGAACAAAAAACGGATTTGCTCGCAGCATTTAAGCGGGCCCGCCGCGACCGCGCTACCGCCTACGTTGAGGGCCCAATTAAAATGGACGTCGTCGGATTTGACTCCGCACAAATGCAGCTAGTCGAGGCCCG